GTTCCTGATCAACAATCACAAAGCGTCGGCTGGTGCTGACAACTTCGAGCACGTCGATTACTTGCTGTGGCAATATCTCGCGTGCCTTCTTCGTATCGAAGCGTCGGCTTTCGACGCGTGTCCATCGCACGACAGGTTTGTTTTCGTAGAGAGCTGTTTCTGCATCGCCCATCGCATTTTCAACGTGCGATCGTGCGATGTCAGCGATCTCTTCCCATCGTGCAATCTCTTCCTTTGCGTGTCTGTACTGCTGTAACCATTGAGCGATGCCTTCGTCGAAATCAACGACGCCAGGGCTTCCTTCTATGCTCATTGCGTTCCCCCTAATACCAGCCGTAGCCGGTCTTTTGTTTTTGGTGTCTCCAATGTTCCCATGCCGCGCATGGCCCACCGGATCCGTATTTGCGTCCAATATACGCCAATGCAGCGATAGTTTGTGACACCCGGCTCTCGGGGTGTCGCATTCCTAGATTGCGGTATGTGCCTGCAAGAAGTTGGCCCACGCCTGCTGCGCTTGATGTTGGATTATTGACTGATCTCCATGCGCTCTCTTTGCCGATGAGCTGCGAGAAGCATTTGTATTGATCGGTGGTCAATAATTCGCGTGCGAGCTGCTTTGGATCGATGTTTTGCATCGCTGTGCGCTCGGTGTAAACGACCGGGTTCGCCGGAGTCGGATTCAGGGCTGTACTGAAGATCGTGCTTGTCATTGCGCTGATTCCGACGATTGCGACGAATCTGCGGACGCTGTATCTATCTTCTGGTTTGATTGGTTTTCTCTCTTTCTCACCTTGTTCGCTTCGGTAAATATTCGGTACACCTGGTGTATGCGAATGCCTACGATGCTGGCGATTTCTTCGGTTGAGACTCCCCGGTTGCGTAGTTTGATTACGCGTTCCTGTCTTTTGCGCATATCTGTGCGCTTAAGAACGACACCTCTTTCGGTTGGCGTTTTGCCGCCCCAGATGCCGTATGGAATCTCTTCTCTGATTGAGTACTCCAAACATTCCTTTCTTTCTACGCAGCTGCGGCAAATCGCTCGAAGCTGTGGGAGACGCTTTGTCTCTTCTGCCTTCCCATCCGGGAAGAATAAATCCTGATCTTCTATCTGCGCACAAAGCGCATTTTCAAAGAGTGGGATTGTGTTGAGAAATAGTTGCGGACGGATCATTGGTTCCTCTTGATCCATTGCTCTAGGTTTTCCACGACCCAGGCCTTTTCAATGCCGGCGTTGCGTCGTTTAATAATCACATACGCCGGGGGTGTTTGTTCTAATCCACGCGCTTTGGCGTAGTTAGTCGCTTCTGTTGTTGCTTCTTCCCAGAAGGCTGGAAGCGATATCGCTTTGCGATTCTTGAGCTCAAGTATAAAGGTTTGCCCTGAAATTATACAGACGATGTCGCCTTCGTCTTTGCTGCCGGCTTTCGTCAATCTTTCAGCTGTGGCCCCAACGGATCGCAACCACTTCATCACTGCGGTTTCGAATAATGCGCCTTTGCGTCCGTTTGGGTTTGCCATTTACTTTACGAGTTCCAATCTTGGCATTCTCCGAGCTGCAACATTGCGCACGATGTCCTGTGCTAAATCGAGCGCTTCGTTTTCGCTCATCGATGCGATCAATAAAACTGTGTCCGGAAGTGCTTGTCGGCACTTCTCATAATCCAACCATCCGGTGTCGGTCGATATCTTGATGCCTTCTCCGGCTTGTGTCAGAGCTGCGATGTAGTCGCCGTTGGCTTCCTTGCCTGCTTCTTCGAGCAAATCTAGAACGGCATCTTGTTCTTCTAAATATAAAGCGATCCGTCCTTCATCGTTGGTGTGTACTGAAAAGAGTGGGCGTCGATCTAAACTCATTTTTCGAGCGCCTTCTTGATCCGCTTCTGCTTGCCTTCGTACTGCTGTGCTTCCTCGATCTCTTTGGCAATCGGATCGTCTCCGAGCTTGAGTAATAAATAAAGGATTCCGCAGGCGGCTATGGCCCCGGCGAAGATCAGGTATTGCGTTTGCATTGGTTCCCCCTTGTTTGGTGGGCCTTTGGCCCTGGTCGGCTTATTGTGCCTTGCGCTGGCCCTGATCGGTGGCCGACACGCCGTTTGCCGGCTTCTAGTGCCTATTCCACGCCTGTGGCCCTGGCTTTCACAGGAATAACACCGCAGGAGTTCACTTTGATTTTGCTTGTTTCGTATTGCTGTTCGTCCATACGTATGCCAAGATTCTCTTATCGGCAAAGAGCGAATGTCTCAGCCGGTGGGGGGATCTAAATAAATGCTTACGATTCAAGAAGCAAAAGATAAGGCCCAGAACCTTGTCGATCTTTATCCGCACTTAACAAATGTTCAAGATTTAATTGAGACAGCAAAAGCGGATGGAAGATTCAGCAACGAGACCGAATTGATTTCGGTTTGGGGAAGAGTTTGTCGATTGCTACCACAGAAGGAGAACATCTAAATGTCAAACATTAACGCTAAGAATTACAAAGGTCGCGTGTGGACTTGCGATCAGCACAACAACAAGATCGAAGCAATGATCAACGACGGCGAAACAGAAAAGGCAATGAATCTTGTTGCAATCCTTGATCCAAAGCAAGGCCGCGGAATATGCAAAGAGTGTTCTCGCCTTTGGAAACTAACCCCATCATTCAATCGATAGGAGAAAAGTAAATGAAAAGCTGCTGCGATCTTGTTTATTGGAAGCATGAGGATGGATGGGATGTTTACAACCGTTCCGAATGTCGCTCTGTAAATGGAGCCTGGGTTCCAAACTGGTTTGATAATTTTGTGATCGAGGATGTGCCAACGAAGGCTGCGGCCTTGGCTGAAATCAAAAGCCAGCACGTCTTTGGATTGTGCCTGGTGAATTCATGAGTTGGTATGAAATGCATGAGTGCATCTGCATCGCATGCAGGGACGCATTCCAATCGGTCGAGAAGATGAACGTTTGCTTGCCTTGCTTTGAGGCTCAATTAGCGAATGAGGATAAATAATGCCTGCACCCGAGTTGTATTGCATTTTCTGCGATGGCCAAGTCACTAACGGATCGCATTGCGTTCCTTGTTGGGAATATAAAGGCGTCGTTACTCTGGCCGAATATATTGAAGTAAACGGTCACTATCCGAAGCTGAGATCAAAGGTGAAGCCATGAGAATGGATCGCAAGTTTGTCCGTCGTCGCCGCGTCGCCCTTGTCATCGCCCTGGTTGCACTGGTGGCTTTGACGTATGGCACTCGCGATCTGTGCTGGACTGGTTCTGGCTACGGGTCTTGCTCTGTCATGATTGACGGGGTGATCTCCGATGGCCGTTAAGAAGGCGCGTTCTGTCCGGGTGTCCGATCAATTATGGGCTGCTGTCAAAGCAAAAGCCGCCGCCGATGAGAAGTCTGTTTCTGAAGTGATCGTCGATGCGCTCAAGGCCTACATCAAGTGAGTTGGTGGAATCTGCTGGCTGTACCGATCGCTGGCATCCTTGCCCTGGCCTATGGCCGTCGTATTTTCTTCTGGTGCCTTGTTGCCTTCTTCTTTGGATTCTGGTCGCTCTTGATCGTGCTGCTGCCCCGGAAGGAGCTGCGCGTTCCCACTCTTCCTACCTGGTTGCTTGTATTTTGGGGCAACCGGCAGATCGCTCGAATAATGCGACCGATTCGGGATCCGTCAGATCTGATCTAGGGTGCAGAAAATCCCCCATCGCTTTGTAGACGGCGATGGGGGATTTTCTTATTCTGCGAGCGCTCTGGCGATGCCTTCTTCTAGGCTGATCTTTGGCGTATAAATCTCTAGCATCTTTGTCGGATTGCCGACTCTGTATTCGACGCCGCTTGGTTTGCCTGGGTGCTTCCTGATCGGTGCCAGGTATCCGGCTTGCAACATCGTCATCTCTGCCAGTTGAATGAAAGATGTGGCTCTTCCTGTGCAAAGATTGAGTGTTTTTACTTTGTTCTTTACCGCTTTGAATGTAGCTGCAACGATGTCGTCGATGTGGATGAAATCTCTGGTTTGCTCGCCTGTTCCCCAAACGTCAAACGGATCGGCTTTGCGCTTTGCTCGCTCGATCAAGGATGGGAATGGGTAATCCAGAGCCTGATCGGATCCGTAGCCGCTAAATGGGCGCAGAACGGTGACGTTGAGGCCTTCGTTCCTGGCATATCTGGCAAGGGTTTCCCCTGTCAGTTTGGCCCATCCGTAGCTCAAGTCTGGAGTTCGAATATGATCGAGATTGATGTCGTTCTCTCGAAGCGTTTGCTTGTATGCCAAGCGCTGCAAATAAGTCGGATAAGCCGCCGAGCTGCTGAAATAAACGACGTGCTTCGGCTTTGTTCTTATCGCCCATTGGAACATATCGCTGTCGATGGCCAGGTCGGTGGCAACGGCCAAAGGGTTGCCTTCGATCGTGGCTCGGCCGCCGACGATGGCGGCTAGGTGAATAACGACGTCGTATCTGGTGTCGTCCTTCTTGAAGAAATCTCTGCAATCGATTCCGTTTGCGATGTCGATTCCTGTAATTTCGTGGCCCTTGTTATCGAGCGCTCTGTGAAATGCCCGGCCTACGAAGCCGGCGTCTCCTGTGATCAATATCTTCATGCGAGCCATTCTGCCAGATATCTGTCGCTGCCGGTTTCGGCCTTTGCTCGGTGTCGATCTATGTCGAATATGTAGCGGTCGTTTTCGTCCAAAGCTGCGCCAATGTGGTGCAGGGTTGCTTCTTTGCTGATCGGGAATGGCTTCACCGCTGAAATGCCTTCGGCCTGCGTGTCGTAGGTTTCGTCGTGAATCAGGCAGTTGTTCTTGATCCGGGGCCATATCTGCTCTGCAAGCCAGTCCTGGTCTTGTGTGTAGTAATCCTTGCAAGCCTGCTCTTCTATGAGCTGTGCGATCTCTGGAATTGCGCCCTTACGAGCTGCAAACATCCCGGCGCTGATCTTGTAATTGTGGCCGATCGGATGGTCTTTCATAATGTGAAAGTCGAGCCTGCTGGCTAGAAAATCCTCATGGGCCAGGCGTTCTCTTCTGGTAAGCCTGGCGTCTGTGTCTCGGCTGAGAACCACATCTGCTTGATCATCTGCCAGGGCCTTGAATCTCCAAAGTTTGGCTGTGTGATCTTCTGGCTCGTCGCAATCGATGAGCTGCACGTTTGGAATAAGTGCCAGGGTGCTTCGCGTCCAATCTGGAACGCTGGCGCCTGTGTAGAAGCGGATCTCGTATCCGGCGAAGTGTTTCTGCGCTAGAAGTGCGTTCTTGATCGCACCGATCATGTATCTGGCATCGGATCCGTAGAGTGAATAAGCAATCACTTGCTTCATCGGCGAAGTTTTTTCTTGAGCGCTTCGTAGGCTTCGCTTTGAATGTAGTTCTGGTAGGCAAGCGCGTCGAATGAATAAACTTCCTGCGCGTTGACTTCTTTGTATCCCTCATCCCATTCGGCTTTGCCTGCAACCGGGTGCATATGTTCAACGATCACGTCGTCTAAATATGTCAGCGCTCTTAGATCTTCTCCTAGTTTTTTCCAGAAATTGTCTAGATATAAATGCTTCATATTCGGCGGAACCATCCCACCGAGCGCTTTTACGATGTCGCTTGTCATCGTGATCATGGTTGGCAGTCGCTTGCCTTGCAGAAGGTCGTTGCCGTAGGCCATTGACGGCCGCTGTTGCATCGCCGCCATCAGCTGTAAATCCCACTCGGCTGTGCGTGGGCGGTGGTCATCGCCTAAGAAGGCGAAGAAGTCATATTTATCTTGCTTTGCGATCGCGTTGGCTGCCTTGTTGATGGGGTAAGCCATTCCTCGGGTTTGGTTCTCGATCGTCATGCAGCGCTCTGCGCCTACTTCGAAGTGGTACTGATCGTGCTCCGGGTCGTTTGCGTCAATGATGAAGAGCAGGTCGCTTGCTGCTGAAAGCTCTTCGTGAGCTGCAAGCAGGGCCGTTGCGTTCATTGGGCGGCCGCGAGTTGGCACCAGGATGATCATCTTGTTCATCGGTTGCTCGCAATCTCGCCGGCTATCGCTGCGTATGCGGCTAGATCTATAAATGAATCATCACTCTGTGTCTGCATCAAGCGTGCAATTTTGACCAGCGCCATGCAAATTGCAACCTGCTCTGGCTTGATCTGTGTTTCCAGATATGTCGTCCAGAGGTCTGCAATTCTTTGGTGGTTTATATGTGGGTCGCCGTACTGGTTCTGGCGATCACTTGATGTCAGGCGTGCTGCTTCTTTAAGAATATCCCCCCGATTCATCAATTACTTAGCTCCGCGTCCGAACTCGGTTGCCTTGCCATCGAGCGCCTTAAGAACTGGCCCTGCGATCGCTGCTAGGCCGGCTACCAAGTAATTCTTCGCTGGCTGGTTTGGATCTGCTAAATAAAGAGCTGCCGCAGCTGCTGCTGCTGCTCGGAGGTATGTCTTGATAATCGCTTCAAGTGCTGGCTTGTTCATTCTGTCTCCTTAAAAGTTGGCTTTCCAAAACCGACAATGGTTACGGCCATTGATGGCTTGAGTTTGCCTCGGTTCTTCTTCTGGTAGGCCCTGATCTTACGGCAAACTTCGCCGCCGTTGCGTTGATCGCCCTTCTTGTCCGGGCTGGTGTTGCCTTCGATCGTGGTAACTGTGCCGTCTTTGTTGTCCTTGATCACGATCCCGACGTGGCTGATCCGGTCGAGTGCGTCTCCTGGAAAGTCAAAGAATACGATATCGCCTGGCTCTGGCGTTGCCGTAGCTGCGTCTTGCCACTTCTTCTTGTCCATAAAGGCGACCGCCCCTGCCGGGGTGTAGACGCAGTTTGGAATCTTGACGGCGGCCTGTTTTGCCACCCAGTTAACAAAGGCGCCGCACCATGCGACGTTTGCCTTCTGGTATTTCGTCTGGTTATCGGCTGGCCCTTCGATGTATCCGAGCTCGGCTGTTGCAATCTGGATCATCTTGTCTCTTTGGTTCATTTCCTGCCCCCTTTGCTTCTATTGTTTTCCAATAGCAGGCTGTATATCTCGTCGACTCTGGTTTCAACCCGGGTCATCCGGTCGTTCATCGAGCTGCCGCCGTTTGGCTTTAATTCTGCCAAATAGTGCTTTACGAGCCATCTGGTGATCGCTGCAAATGCGCCGGCGATCGTAAGGATCGAAACGCTCAAGGCTGCCCAATCCTGCGCTGTCATTTGCCAATAGCCATCACTTGCATGATCACGGTTCCTGAACTTGTGATTGCCCAGATTCCATTTGCTTTGTTTTCAACAGTCAATTTGTCACCATTGTCCATGCGATATCCGGTTGATGTTGTCACATCGCTATTGCCTAAGAAGCACGTGCCGCTTGAACTGTGAAGATAAACCATCTCTGCTTCTTGCGTTGCATCAACGAGTGCTGTTGCTGTTGTTGTCACGGTGACTTGACGGGTAGAAATGCCCATTATGGCTCCTTGATCGGTGGGGGATGTTTAGCCTAGAAGAGCTGCAACTTCATCGGCGGTTAAACCAAGAGTTGCAAGTTTTGCCTGGGCAGAGGCTTTGGCTGCTGCCTTTGCCGTTGCTTCTTCTTCTGCGGCTTTGGCATCGGCTGCTGCCTGTGCCTGTGCTGCTTCATTGGCTGCGATCTCATCGGCTGTCAAAGGACGCTCGATGACCTCGCCTGTTTCGCAGTTAATTTCGATTGCTGTTGTCATTGTTGCTCCTTATGAGTTTTTGATGCCGTAGAGATAGAAAGATGAACCTGAGACGAAGTTTGTTGCTGTAAAGGGAGTAAAAGTAATGGAGGTTATTGCTGTTGTTCCTTGCCATAGATTTGCGTTTGCACCCATACGCTGTGTTGCCGCATTAGTTTCAGCAACAACAAAACTGCTACTTGGTTTCTTAGTAGATGCTGTGTAATTAGGCACATACAATTCACCTTGTCCAAAAGTAGAAGCGGTTGCGCTATCGCCATTAGAATAGACAAGCATTGAATAATTAGAACTTACATCTGAACCTGAGTAAGCGGTACTACCATCCCCAAAAATGTAAGTATCTGAGTAATTAGTTGCTGTGTCACCATTGAAAGTTAATTTAATTTGGTCAAAAACAGAGACTCTTGAAGTTCGACTTGAGAATCTCACAACCAAATCCGTATAAGTACTAGGAATAGAAGAAAAAGTAACAGATGCAGCAGAGCTGCTGAGGACATTGGATGAGATGAGTGTGTAGGTACTAGGCATTTTTTATCCCATACAAAGTAGCGGTTGTTCCTGTGGCAAAGTTATTTGTATTAGCAGTTAAAACAATTTGATTTATTGCAGATGTAGAACGCCATAAACCAACTCCTCTTTCAACTAATCCTGAACCATTTTGGTCAGATGAGCCAGTAGTTAAAACTGTTTTGTAAGTTGAATTAGCATACGAAAATATGTCAGCAGTTCCAATCATCGGTATGGTCGTGCTACCAAATGAATTAAGACTAAACCATATTTTTGTAGCACTAGATGCTTGAGCGCTTGTTGCAGAAGTGCCATCACCTTTAATAATTGTGTATGAATAATTAGTTCCAGTATCGGTATTAAAAGTCATTAAAGGATAAGAATTACCGCCACTTCCCAAGACTACTAAAACTACTCTTAAGTCTGTGTAAGTTGCTGCGATACTGGAAAAGGTGATAGATGCTGCTGCACTACCTAAAGTCGTGGTGGCAATCGGCTCGTATGTTGTTGCCATTTAAGCCCCCTTAATTCCGTATAGTGAAAACACAGTACCTGTCGCAAAAGCCGTACCATCTGAAACTAAAGTAATTGTATTAACTGCTGCTGTGTTAAACCAAGCGGCAGAAGCTAAAGTAATCTGCTCATTACCACTTGCACCGTTGTCATTAACTCCTAGCAAAGCTCTAACTGTTTTGTTTTGAGTAGTGCTTGCATAGTTGTGTATGTCTACAATAGCCGCACCAAAAATGTTAGCAGCCGTCCCAGAAAACCAAGCAAAAGAATTAAGGTTAATGTTTGTTGCTCCAGTTGCTCCACCTGCAGCAGCAGCCGAACCAGTGCCTCTAAGATTGTGGCGCGAATAATTTGCGCCGCTGTCGGAATTAAAACGCATCAGAAAGTTACCTGCTGCTGTACCTGCGTTAGTATCTCGACCAATAGCACGGATCTGTAGAGATACATAAGTGCTAGGAATGGAAGAAAAGGTGAGTGTTGATGAAGAGCCATTGCCTGTAACAGTAGCAATAGACTCATAAGAGCCACTTGCAACCAACTTAGATGATGCAATAATTCCTAAGATTGGACTCATTAGCTCAGGTCGCCCACAATTGTAAATACATTTGAAGCGGTACATATAATTGTTGCCGCTGAATAACGCGCTCTGAGAATTGGGGCGCTTGCCGTTGCGCCTGTTGAAGTGATCGTGACTCCTGCACCTTGCGCGAAAGATGTTAGTCCTACACCAATGCTTTGCACATTGATCTGTTCGCCGGCGCTAAAGACAGAAGGCGGAACCGTAACCGTAACGGCAGAGGCATTTGATGTGGTAACTAATTTGTTAGATGCATCGGCGGCTACAAGAGTGTAAGTCGTACCTGTTTGGGCATTGAAGCCTAGTGTCGTACCTGCTTTTGCATCAAAACCAATAGTCACCGTACCGCTTGTGCCACCGCCTGTGATCGGACTAGTTACTGTCACTCCTTCGATGTCTCCAGAGGCTGGTGTTGCGAACTGTAAGAAGATAGCCGCGCTTGGACTTGTAAAACGAAGAACGCCACCCTGATTCTGAGCCAGAACAAGGGATCCTGAAGTCGTAACTGTTGCCGTTCCTGCCGTAATCGTGCAGGCGCCTGTTCCTATGTTAATGATCGTGACAATGTCGCCGGCAGCAAACAATCCGGTGTTTACCGTGATCGTGGTTGCTCCTGCATTGCTCATTGTGATTGCATCACCGGCGTCAGCTGCAACAAGAACATATGAAGCAACCTTTGCGTTTGCAGCTCCGCCTAACATCGCAGTTTGTTGCAGCGATGTCATTTGCGCTGCGGTCAGAACTTGACCGGTAGTAAATGTCTGCTTTGCCATTGTTGCTCCTTAATCAGTAGGAAAGCACAGAGTTTGCGCCATCCAATGTTCCTTGAGTTGTCGAGTCTAAGATAAATGCTTGAATTATAGGTTCTGCTGTGAACAATCTGGTTGTCCATGTGTTGGTCGTTATGTCCTGTTGCACCCCTTGTACGAATAACTCAAGCGTAACAGAAGTGCTGCCTGGAGTGGTCTTTGTAATGTTGACCAAATCGAAAATGTCTAAACTTAGGCCTGCCACGATTCTGGCGGTTTCCGCGTCATCTGTCAGGTTTAGCCCGATGGAATCGATTCGGAAGATTGCATCTTTGCGCGATTGCAGGATCATCGTTGCCTGATCTAAAGACTCGGCATCTGTTTGAATCAGTAGGCCTTCGCGCTTTCCCGAATGGATGAAGTAGGTTTCGATGCTGCTGGTGTCCTGCACCGTTTGAGCTGTGCCGCCGACCCGGTTGACGGTCACATCGTTAAAGATCAGGGTGTCGTCGTAGGCAAAATCGATCGCCTGATAAGAGATTCCGGTTCCGCCGTCTGAGAAATCTGTTGCTGTCTGATCTGCCTTTTGTGCCACGGTGTCGCGTGAGAGGAATGTGGCATTGCCTTCTGGATCAATGTAAAAGCCACCGAACTCGCTGTTTTCTATTGTTTGAAGTGCGTTCAATAGGTCGCGCTCGGTTCCTGGATCAGCTTGGACGGTGCTATCTCCTGTATCAATCACACGCATCGAAGTTGGAAATGATGCAACATCGAGCAGGTTTTCCATCCGCGCCCCTGTTGTCTGCCCTGCTGAAGTGCCGGCAACGGTTGAAATTGCCACGTTAGAAAATAAGCGAAAGGCGTCCACGCATTGCAGGGTGACGGTAGAAAGGTCGTTCAATCCAACGCTGAAGTTTGTGTCGTAGCTAGTAATGTAGCCGGAATAAAGGTAGTAGCGGACTGAATTGTAATCTGCCCATATTCTAATTTTGCGAAGTGGTACAAGTTTGCCGTAATAGGGAGATGCTGGATTTGAAGGTACCCAGTCGCCGTTCTGATCTTCAAGAACAATTGTTGCGCTTCCTGCTTCGAATTTGTTCAAGATTCGATTGCGTCCTCTGCGAATTGAAGCTCGAAGCGTAATGTCTGAAACGTCCACAACATCTGAGGCTGTATCTGCCAAAATGCCCACGCCGAGTGGCGTTGATGCATCTCCCAAAATAAGAGGGTTACCAAATGCCGGGCCGTTGGCAAAATCTACAGAAACTCCGAGCGTTGGCATTGTCATCAGATTGTCGTCGCAGATTTCACAACTGCCTGGCCGTTATTTTGTCCTTGAAGCAATCCATTGCGAATGGATGTAACCAGATCGTTTTCGGATGTGACGCTTCCTTGAACTGTCACATTGACGGTCGTTCCTGATCCGTATTGGGCTGCTGCCTGAGCTGCATAACGTGATCCTGAAAGCGCTGCGCTCAATGATGCGCCGCCTGCTAGTCCTGATTGCAGGGATGTTTGTGCGACCGGATTGCTCAGTGCAATTGAATCGAGCATCTTCTGCTGTGCTTCTGCTTGCGCGGCTGCCTGAGCTGCATAACGCATTCCAGAAATCTGTGCCGGGGTTAGCGTCGTTGCAACTGTAGATGGCATCGTTGAGAGAATTTTGTCTGCCTGTGCTGGTGTCAATGCTTCGATCGCTGCTTTGCCAGATGGCGTTACTCCTGGAACTGTCGGCGCTGTCGGTGCTGTCGGTGCTGTTGGCGCTGTCGGTGCAAGTTTGACTCCGGCAGCTGCAAGGTAGGCGTTAAGAGCTGCGAGCGCATCGCGCCAAGACTTTGCTGCCTGGTTGCCCGGTGTTGGCCATAGATCCGATGGTGTTATGCCATCTGAAATCTTCTTGGCGTAATCTGTTACTTCTTTGCTGGTCAGTTTCCATTTTTCCATCAAAGCGTTCACTTCGGATTGATCTAGTTTTCCGTCGTTGATCGCTTTGAAGAAGTCCAGGTACATCTCTGCTTGTTGCTTTGTTACGCCCCATTGCTTTGCAAGCAGATCGATCTCTTCTGTCGAAAGTTTTGCATCGTTTACTGCAAAGACGGCAGTCGTGTAAGCGATAACGGCTTCTTGGCTTATGCCCCACTTAAGCGATAGAAGAATTACTTCTTCTGGTGAAATTGTTTGATCTGCAACGACTCCGAGCAGATCCACGTATCGCTGAACCGCTTCGTTTGCCATGAGCTGCGCCTTCATGTTTTCCATGATCGCTGCGAGTTTGCGTTGCTCTTCTAGGTTGCTTTGCTTGAGAAGGTTCAGACGTGCTGCTTCGAGCTGGATTGGATCCTTCTCTGTTGTCGGCTTTACGCCTAATTTTGCCAGAGCTGCAAGAGTTGCTTTTGATTTTGCAAGCAATAAATCTGCTGCAATTTGTTCTTTCGTCTTTTTTGTATTCTTTCCAAGATCAACATTGAGGCCTTTGAGGTTTGTGAGGAAGTCGTCGGTCTTGTCGTTTAAGCCGTCGAATGAGAACTCTAAATCTTCGCCACTTTGTTCCAAGCCATCCATTGCATTGTTTGCGCCCTTGACGGCAAAATAAAGACCGCCGAGAGTTGCTGTGAAGGCTGCGACTCCGGCTACGGCTGCTGCTACGGATATTCCGCCGGTTGCAGCTGCCTGTGCCGCTGCTGCGCCGAGTGCTGCTGCTCTGATCGCTTTGTATGCCTTGATCAGTCCTTGTATCGCTGTAACAAATGCGATCACTTTGCCTGCTACAAATGTAGCGGCGAAGATTGCACCGAGTGTTATGAATAAGTTTTTATTCTTTGCTACAAACTGAAAGACTTTGAAGACCACAAATCCAAAACCGACAACGGCTTTGATTGCCATCTGGAAGGCTGCGACGAGTTTGTCGCCATTTTCTTCTAGGAACTTCTGAACCGCTGGAATAACTTTAGTCGTCAGCGTGGTAAATAAATCTTCTAGGGTAGGCAGAAGTGCTGCGCCTAATGTTTCTTTTGCTTCGTCGAGAGCAATGTTGAGCCGGGTCATTCTGAATTCAAATGTGTTTGCTCTTGCTGCTGCTGCTCCTGCAAATGTTTTAGCTGTTATTGCTAGAACGGCATTGAGGTCTTTAGATTTGACCATTGCGTCTGTGATCGGAACACCCATGTTGCGCAGGGCTTTGTAGTTGCCCTGTAGCGCCTTTGTGACGGCATTTGTTGCCGATCCTAAATCAACGCTTCCGCCTGCTGAAACATCAAGAGCAAGGCCTAGAAGTTTCTGTGCGTCCGTAATTGATCCGGTTATTGAGGCGAGTTTTCCTAACGCCGGACGAAGTTCATCGTCAACAACCCCGAAGGTTCTTTGTATCTTGTCGATGTAGGCTTCTGTCGCTGCGATCGCTGCGTCGGTTGCGCCTGTCGTATTGCGCAAGGAGTTGGCTAGAAGCGTCTGTGATTTTTCGTCTGCGATCGCAGCTCTTACTGAATCTACGCCGATCTTAACTGCGAAGGCTGCCGCAGCTGCGCCTGCGATCACAAATGCTTTGCCTACTTTGCCTGCAAATTTGTCGAAGGATTTGCCAAGTTTATTTATATCCCTGGCTGCTGCTTTGCTTCCTTTGTCGGAGTATTGGGTAATAATCCGGGCGACTACTGCTCCTACTGCCACGTGGTTATCCCTTCTCCTTGTTCAAATTTTGCTTTAATAATCTCTGTGCATCTTCTATCGCTTTGCGAACGTTGGTGCGGATTTTATCTGCGTCTTTGTCTACGACGGCCCAAATGCCACGTGATGCGCCTTTGAATCTTTCGTTAAGCACGCCGATCATGTTGCGGCCTGTTCCTGATCCGCCGCTGCGTCGTCCTGCTACTTCCCAAATGGCACCGGCTGCTGTTCTTTGAACAAGCGCTCCGGCGCTGGTGGTGTAATCGGATCGGACTTTGCCCTCAACTCTGGTTTTCTTGATGCCCTGGCGGATCGCTGTTGGTTCCCAGGCTGGCCATCCTTGCCCACCGCGTGTGCGGCCCTTTGCAGCTGCAACGGTGCGCCAGCCACTCATTGGTGGGGCGTCTGTAACTTTGGCCCTGGCTGCGCTTTCGGCAAGGGCGAGCTCGTCGTTGATCACTTTGTTCAGCCGACGAGCTGCGTCCTTGTCGAATTTTTTAAGCGACTCGATGGTTTCTTTGATGCCGGATATCACTACTGTTTCATCCGCCATTTTTATTGACCGCCTTTGCTCGCTCTTTCAGGTAGATCACGATCGCTTCTAATATGCCTTCTGGTGCATCTAATAAACTGATCGGGTCGATCCCTGTCTCCACAGAAACTGCTGCTATTGAATATGTCAGGCTGTCTCTGTGGATTCGGAATTTGGGTCTGTGTCCAGGGATACAGCTTCTAATGTATCCAAGAAATCAGGTCCGAAAGGTTTCACAACCTTGCCGTTTGCTCGAAGTGCGAGCCATCCCAAATAATAGATGTGCTCTAGTTTCTGCTCTTCGCCGATAAGTTTTGCGAGTCCTTTTCCGTACTTTTGTTCAAACTCCACGATGATACGCGGACGCAACGGGAATGTTGCATCGGTGCCATCGTTTGTTTTTACTTTGATGAATAATCCATCCATTTGTTTTCCCCCTTAGTTGTTTATGCTGATGTTGTTTTTGTAATTGCTCCGCTGATCGGCCATGTAACCGATGCAGTGGCTAATTCACCAACGGTTCCATTTAGCGGAGTCCATTCTGAAATTAGCGCCGAGAATGCGTAATTCGGATTCACTGTGCTTGTTGTTGTATTGACTGGCTTTACTGAAACTGTTACGGCTGTTCCGAGTAATGGGTAGATTGTTTGTTCGACGCTGCTTGTTGCGTAGTCCTGGTGGAACTCGAAACTTACAGAGTTGTCTGCTAATCCAGCCACACGTGTCTTTGCTGTGTTTCCGAACGCGGTTGTCTCGACGATGTCGAATGTTGAATTCAATGTGACTGACGCGATATGGTCGCTCAGATCAGTTGTACCGAATACAACATATGCATTTGTTAGAACGATTCTTGCCATTACACGACCGCCTTAGTAATTGCTCCGGTTACTGGCCATGTCACGCTTGCTGTTGCTAATTCACCGACGGTTCCGTTTAGCGGAGTCCATTCTGAAATAACTGCGCTGCATGTATATGACGGATTGAATGCGCTTGTTGTTGAACCGTTTGGTTTTACGATAACTGCCGCAGCTGTTCCGAGTAATGGATAGATTGTTTGTTCGACTTCGCTTGTTGCGTAGTCTTGATGAAATTCTAGTGAGATTGAATTGTCTGCTAAACCTGCCACGCGAGTCTTTGCTGCTGTGGAAGAGAATGCTGTTGTTTCGACGACGTCGAATGTCGAGTTAAGTGTTACTGAAGCGACCAAATCGCTCAGATCCACTCCACCGACGGATATGAATGCGTTAGTTAGGACTAAGCGTGGCATTATGCGGTCGCTCCTTCTTTGGTTTCTTGTTTGATGGATTGTACTACTTTTGTTTCTGTGTTTGTTGCTGTTGCTTTGATGTGGTTTCCAGCGATCAGAGTTTCTGCGCTGACTCCTGCATCTTGCAATTCTTCATTTGTTAGCGTGTCGCCTTTGGTTTTTCCGCAGACGGTTTTGCTTGAGATGATCGTGTATGACATTGGTTCTCCTTATCCCCAAATTGTTAAGCGGTATCGGTAAGAAAGAAACAGGTTTCCTTGTGATTCATATTGGCCTGATTCGGCTGCTGTGACTCGTAAGGTATTTACTGTTCCGCCAAGCGTTCTATCTCCTTCGATCGCTGTTTTGATTGAGCTGGAGCCGGAACCTGCTAGGTATGCATCGAGTTTGTCCTGGCCTGCTCTTTCGGAGAAGCGTTGAACGATCACATAAACATCGACGTTTGCCTGATCTAATCCTCGGGCGTTATCGATATCGAATGTGAGATCTAGTTGTCCTACGACCGCGCATGGCGGTGTTACTGGCTCTGGGATTAAGTCGTATACGCGTAGGCCTGTTATCGTCTGTAGCCTGGTTTTAAGACCGTCGCGGACTTGGCTTGGGTTCATTTACTTGGCCAATCCATTGTTCTTCTTAAATGGCCGCAGAAGGGTTTCAACATCTGCGTCGAGCTTGGCGCTCAATCGGACGGTGCCTAAGTCCGGGCTTCCTGCGATCCCAAATGGCGACTGCCGTCTGGTAAATAGCCGAGCTGCTTGGATCAAGGTTGCCATGTTGACTTCGGCTGGCGTCGCTGCCCATCCCCAGATTCCTGTGATGCGTACCGATTGTGGCAAATAATAAGGGAAGACATATCTTCCTATTGCAAGCATCCGGTTTACTGGCCATCCGCGCTGTGGGTTATTTACTGGCTCGAGCATATAGTCGCTGGTTGACCAGACGGTATCCCATGTCTGGTTGAAGTTGTCGTCGGTTGCGACTTCTGTAATTGAATAATTGTCATCCATGTTCATCGTCCACGGATCGAGCGGCGTGTAATAACGAGCTACTGGTGATTGCGTCGTTCCATTTCGGTAAAAGAAGCGCCCGGTGTAGTCGTCGATCATGCGGCTTGTTGCTGTGATCGCTGCTTCTAGGGGCGTGTCGTCTACGCTATCTGTGATCGCAAGCGATGCCTTTAATTCGGCAAGTGTGCAATAGGCATTAGTTAGGGCCACGCTTTATCCTTCTTTCCGGTTTCGGCAGCATTGCGCGTTCTAGTTTGGGATCGGCGGTTGCTGTTTCCTTTGCCGGCTTCTGCCGGATCTTCTTAATCTTTCCAAATATCATTGTGAATCTCATCCATCCAGAAGCTCTTTTGATGGGGTAGCACAGCTGCTGTGTTGACGTGGATCTTGAATCCGAGCGCCTTTGCCCTTCGGCAGAATAGTAGATCTTCTCCGATCCATTCGCCGGCTACTGGGCCATCCCAAAACCAGCACCAATCTTTGCCCTGGTTTGGATCTGCTACTTCGCGCATCTTCTCTAGAACGCTTCGGTGAACCATCAGGCATCCGGTTCCAGCTGCGTCAATTTCAAAGACTGAATTCTTATCGTATTTGTAGAGTGGCAGGAATCCTTTGTCGGAATCCTGAAAGATTGCAGGTACTGGTTTTGGATAAGGTTTTCCTGCCACTCCAAATCCTGCAAATACTAACCCTGCAACGATGGGGCGTTCTTTGTCATGAGCTGTGTCAATCAATGCGTCAAATGCCGGAACTGTTAACTGTTCATCTGAGTCGATCATAAGAAGCCAGTCAGAATCTGTGTTATCCAGAAATTGTTTGACAACTCGGTTGCGCTGTTTTGATAGAAGTCCTGATCCCTTAATTCTTACAAATGGACCGAGTCTGCTGCTTCTTGCTTGTGCTAACTGAATGAGGCGATATGCAAATGATCCGTTTACGGATCCTGGATCGCATGATCCAATTGTTACTTTGTGTCCTGTTTTCATTTGTTCCCCCGTTTTAGAAGTGCAGAGCGAGTGACTCGGGGGGTGGGCCACTCGCCCTGCACAATTTAGTGCTTGCCTTCAGATTAGAAGGTTGGTGCGCTTAGACCTGTGCCTGAAATGATTGAGGCTGCAAGTGGGTAGCGCTCTGCTGTGTATGCGGCGTAGCCGTAAACGACAGACTTGATTGTTAGGTTTCCTGCGCCTGTTGCATCGAAGCGAAGTGCGAAAGGTGAACCTGGTTGCTCCCAAAGATGAGATTCGTTTGCTGATACGCAATAGATTTCATCCTGGTTTGTTGTTGTTCCGTATGTTGTTCCGATGTTTGCATCGGTGATGATTGGAAGTCCGAGCATCTGGTATCCGGAGTTTCCGTATGTTGGTGCTCCGCCGAC